AAATTAAGTATTGCTTCATAATTTTACCTCGTAATTAATATAAATATATTAATATAATGAATTAAACCAATTGTAAACGGATTATTATTAACGGGTCCAATAATTCCGTGAGTCCCAATATATAATACCAATAATGAATATTTAATAAGAATACCAATGATAATTTTGCATCTGGATACATCAGTTATTGGTATATTAGTAACTTTGGATAGTTTTTTTAAAAAAATTGTTTAAAACTCCCTATATAGTAATCTATACAGGGAGCTACATCTTGGTTAATGTTCTTTAATTAGTGGTATTTGTACTGGTTGCTTTGGTTTCGACTCCAATATTGTCTCCAATCGGATAAATATTGTAGTATGATCTTCAAATCGTTTCAGCATATCTTTTTCACCTTCATCTTTTGGTTTATGCGTCTTGATAAGCTTTACGACTTTTCCGAGGAAGTGCGACATTTTTCTACCTCCGTTTCTGTCACGTTATATTCTACATTCCAATCAACGATTGTTCCTAGTAATCCGACTGAATGCTCCATAGCTAATCCGTCGTAAACTATTCCATCGTCGTCTCCTGTATCAACAATTGCAACGACCTTTATTTTTGGCATCGAAGCCTCCTTTTGTTAACTCTTTATATATTATAATTTTAAAATTAAATTCAGGAAACAGATAAAATTAACGAGATTGTATTATTCCGTTGGTAGTTTTGCTACATTCGTCTCGGTCAAATCGTAGCTTTACAAAAAAAACGCGCGAGATTTCTCCCGCGCGCTTGTTATTTTTATGCATTTACTACTTGCGATGTTTCAACTTCTGGTTTAATTTCTTCAGATTTCATTTGTAGAAATCCATCAGAAATCATATTTGCACGATAGTAAGAAAAAATTCTCCAAGATGATTGACGAGTTTTTAAAATCCCGTCTTTTTTTGCATCTTCGACTAATTTTTTCAAATCAGCTTCTGCAAACTCAGAAATTCCACTCTTCAAAATTGCACTAAAAATTTGTACAATCTGCGGAGTTAATTTCTGCTTCAGAGTTGATTCATCGATAGTGAATGAATAAAATCGATTAGATTTTTTCATTTTTCCTCCGATATTAAATCAACGATATATTTTTTTTATATATCTAGTTTAAAACTTTAATATTTAATTTAATAAATTTAAAAAATTAAACGTAATTTCTTCTTATTTTGATTTATCTGAAAAGTAAACAAATAAAATTAATTTTTTAGTAACAAAATGTTACGGATTATTACGAGTTTAATTGTTAGTTATAATCATTCTAAAGTATTAAAGCTAAAATATTTCAATATATTACGAACAGATAAATTGATTAATAATCAAAATGTATCAAATTACACTACTCACTCTTTATCAAATTTAATTATAGAATTTTAAATCGAAATTTTATATTCTTTATTTATATTTCTCGATTTATTGAACGAGAAGAGTATATAAAGAGAAAAACGTTTTTTCTCCAACAAAATATTTCACTATATTTCAACTACGGTGTAAAAATAGAGATTTACGAAAAACATGCATGCATGTTGCGTATTTTGGTAGGGGGCGTTTTTGCTAACGGATAAAATACCTAAACGGACAAATTAATAAAGGGACACTATAGTAGAAGAAAAATAAAAAAAGTTTTCTAATTCGACTGTAGAGGTCAATAAATACAATATACTAATAATTAAAAGTATATATATACTATTATATGGTTAAATTTATCCTAGTATTACAGTTATGTATTGGTGGCGTGTGCTATCCGCCATTAACACCAGACCTAAGTTACGACTCTTATAGATCCTGTATCGTGAGCGGATACGAGCAATCCTTGGATTTTATAAATAAAATGCCTGAATCAGATATGCAAAAAAGACCTGTTATTAGATTTTGGTGTTATGAAGATAAAAAACAAAGTATATAGTTTACTATGCAATGGAAAGTGCGTATAATGGAAAAGCCAGATTTAATGGCGAATGTACGTGTTATGTTTCTTGAAGCCCCTAGTTTTGAGGAGGCAAAGAAACAAGTACTATTAAATGATAACAACGTTGCAACATTTGAAACGTTAGAGGAGGACTATGTTAAAGGAACTAAAACTAATATGTCAACAGTGCCTGAACTGTTGTCTAAAGAGTAAATATTTATATGCAGCTATAGTAGGTGCGTTTATATTAGGAGCAATAATATTTTAATGAGTACACAAGGAGCAGGCGGATTCAGACAAGGTGCAGGTAGACCTAAAGGTTCTTTAGGTGAAAAGACTAAAGCTGTACAAGCTAAGTTAGATGAACTTGGATGTGATCCTATTGAAGCCTTAGCTAATATTTCCATGGATAATAGCAATACTCCTGAATTAAGATTTCAAGCAAATAAGGAATTAGCACAATACGTTGCACCAAAAAGAAAAGCTATCGAAATGGATGCTTCTGTTGATGGTGGACTAAAAGTTAACGTTGTGCAATTTGCAGAAGAAGAAAAGTAAATTATGGAAATATCGGTCCCACACGACTGGCGACCGCGTGATTACCAAAAAGACCTTTGGAATTTTTTAGAAAAAGGTGGTAAACGTGCAGTTGCAGTATGGCACAGACGAGCAGGTAAAGACTTGCTATCAGTTAATTGGTGTGTCACAGCAGCTTTAAAACGAAGAGGTTTATATTGGCATTTGTTACCTACATACAACCAAGGAAGAAAAATTGTATGGGATGGAATGACAAAAGCAGGAAGAGGTTTTCTAGAGCATTTCCCAAAAGAACTTTGGGCTTCAGTCAACAATACAGACATGAGACTGGAACTTAAGAATGGGTCAATTTACCAGGTTGTTGGAACAGATAACGTTGACCGCTTGGTGGGATCAAACCCCATTGGAGTCATTTTCTCAGAATTCAGTCTTCAGGATCCAAGGGCCTGGGATCTCGTTCGTCCCATCTTGGCAGAGAATGGAGGATGGGCGGTTTTTATTTATACCGCAAGAGGTAGAAATCACGGATATGATTTATTTAATATGGCTTCTAGAAATGACAAGTGGTTCTGTCAACGATTAAGTGTAGATGATACAAGTGCTGTTCCTGCTGAAGCTATAGAAGATGAACGTAATGCAGGAATGCCTGAAGAATTAATACAACAAGAATTTTTTTGCAGTTTTGATGCTCCATTAGTTGGTTCTTATTATGGTAGTTTAATGGCTAAAGCATTAGCTGAAGAACGGATAAAAGAAGTACCTTATGAACCTAGATTAGAAGTCCATACGGCGTGGGATTTAGGTATGGGTGATTCAACAGCTATTATATTCTTTCAGCAATTTGGTAATGAATATAGAATAATAGATTATTATGAAAACCAAGGAGAGGGTATACCCCATTATGTTAAGGTTATCAGAGAAAAGGATTATGTATATGGAAAACATATAGCTCCTCATGATATTAAAGTTAGAGAAATGGGGACTGGAAAGTCAAGATTTGAAGTAGCTAGGGACCTCGGATTACGGTTCCATGTTTGTCCGCACGTACTTATTGAGGACGGGATAGAAGCTGCAAGAAGTATAATTCCTAGGTGTTATTTTGACGAAAAAAGGTGTACAACTCTAGTTGAGGCTTTGCGGCAGTACAGAAAAGATTATGACGAGAAACGTAAAGTATATCGTGATAAACCTTTGCATGACTGGACAAGTCACGCTGCTGACGCATTTAGGTACCTTGCATTGGGAACAAGGGATTTAACAATAGATAAGCGAAAGCTCCCAACTTTCGCTGACAACGAATATGGAATATTAGGAGGGTAAATGGGAGGCATTTTTAGAAGACCTAGTCCACCACCACCTCCTCCGCCACCACCGCCGGCTCCAAAACCGGATCCATCAGCGGGGACTGACGCGAGGACTAAGGAAAGACAGAGATATAGTAGAAGAAAAACTATATTAACGTCAGGACAAGGTGTGGAAGAAGAAGCAGCTATTGCTAAGAAAACTTTATTAGGACAGTAATTAATGGACGGAGATTTAGTAACTAAAATTATTTCCAAGCAGGAGTCTTTAAAATCATTTAGAACTCCATGGGAAAACCTTTGGCAGGATTGTGCAGAATATGTAAATCCTAATAGAGGAGACTTTTCTACACTCCGTTATAGAGGTGATACAAATAGATATGAAAAGATATTTGATACAACAGCTCCATTAGCTAATGAAAATTTAGCATCAGGTCTTCACAGCTTTCTAACTTCCCCTTCTCAAAGATGGTTTGTATTAAAAACTTTTGATGATCAATTAAACAGAGAACTTCCTGTTAAAACATGGTTAGATACAGTTACAAATATATTATATGATAGAGTTTTTAATATTCCAGAAACAAATTTCAATTCCCAAGCACATGAACTTTATTTAGACTTGGGCTCCTTTGGTACAGGTGTGATGATGGTTCAAGATAAAGCCGGAGCACCTATATCTTTTAGAACATACCACTTAGCTGATTGTTTTATTCAAGAGAATGATGCAGGTGTTGTTGATACATTATATAGAAAATATAAAAGAACAGGTAGACAACTAATAGAAAGATTTGGTGATGCTGTTCCAGAAAATGTAGTTAAAATTTCACAAAAAGACCCTTATAGAGAATTTGATGTTATACATGCAGTTGAGCCATCTGAAACTTATGGTATGCCTATCAAAAAGAAAACAGAGAAGAATTATAAGTCTTGTTATGTTTTAGTTGAAGAGAAAGCATTATTAGAAGAAGGTGGTTTTGATGAATTTCCATATATGGTTCCTCGTTGGCAAAAAGTTGCTGGTGAGATATATGGTCGTTCTCCATCAATGACTTGTTTACCAGATATTAAAATGGTAAATCAAATGATGAAGACAGTTATTAAAGCTGCGCAAAAAGTTACCGACCCTCCCTTACTTGTGCCTGACGATGGATTTATATTACCTGTAAGAACTGTTCCTGGTGGATTAAACTTCTATCGTTCAGGTACACAAGATAGAATTGAGCCATTACAAACTAATGCTAGATTAGATATAGGATTAGATATTATTCAGAATAGACGTGAGCATATACTACAATCATATCACGTTGATTGGATGCAATTACCTGAATCTAAAAATCAAAAGAATCCTAATATGACAGCTACTGAAGTTGTAGCAAGACAAGAAGAGAAAATGAGACTTATGGGTCCAATGGTTGGTAGATTACAAGTAGAATTTTTAGGTCCACTTATTGATAGAGTATTCCAAATATTATCTAGAAGAGGAATAATTCCTCAAGCTCCTAATGAGTTAGAAGGTATGGAAATGAAAATAGAATATGTATCACCTATTGCTAAAGCTCAAAAATCTAATCAAATGTTTACTATTACTAGATTATTTGAAAGTATGGCACCATTATTACAAGTTAAACCTGAGCTATTAGATAATATGAATGTGGATGAAACGTTTAGATACTTCCACCACTTATTAGACGCTCCACCTCAAATATTAAATGAACAAGAACAAGTTGATCAGGAAAGACAAGCTAGACAAGAAGCACAACAACAAATGATGGAGGCTGAGCAAGCTAAGATGGAAAGTGAAGCAGGGAAAAATGTTGCTGATGCTAACCTAGCACAAAGAGAGGCACAGAAAGTTGGCTAAAGATAAACTGGGATTAGAAAAATTACACGAACACTATAAAGCAGTGTTTAATACAAAAGATGGTGAAATAGTATTAGATCATCTATGTAAAACAGGATTCGTATTGGATACTACACATGTACCGAACGATTCGCACGAAACAGCTCACAGAGAAGGTATGAGACGTATCGTTGTGTCAATACTCAAGTTTCTAAATAAGAAACCTGAGGACTTTAAAAACATGATCAACCAGGAGGCAATAAATGAGTGATCAAGAACAAACTGGGTCCGTTA